GTTGGGTCACAGGATAGCACACAACGACTATCACAAGTTATGGATAGACTCCATAGGGTATAGCAAGAAAGAGGTTGTGATGGGACTGGCGGAATTGAATTGCTTTCCGATAATGATGCCTGTGAGTGGCGAGATGGATACCGCGGACGAAGTTAAAGAATTTTGGGAATGGATGAATGCCTTCAAGTCACAGGGCATAGATATTCTAACACAGTGTTCATGGGGCTTTGAAGTCAAAGAACCTGTGTATATGAAAGATGCCGATAACGAGTTTAATCAAAGGCAGATGACTATCAGCAATAATACATCAAGGGAGTTCTTTGAGAACCTGTACGAGATCAACCAAATGAGCAAACAGTTCAAGTTCATCAACAGGGACACTAAAATAATATTTGTTAGGAACAGGATACCGAGAGCCATGATCAAGAGTAAAATAAAACCAAAGGCCTCATTGGTAACATTGGGTGGTGGTTATTATGCAACAGGCACGGATAACCTGAAAAGACTTCTTGAGAATCTTCCAAAAAAGTTGTATTATAGTGATCACCAACCGAGTAGTTGGGATTGGCATGATCATGTAATAGTGAAACTTTAATTATGAGTAGTTGTAAATTAGTAATCAAGGACGAAGTAAACGTCAAATTTGAAAACCTTTCTTTGGAATGGCGTAAGAGGCTATCCAATAAATTCAAATATGAGATACCGTATGCTAGACATCTCCCGGCAGTTAAGCTAGGCAGGTGGGACGGCAAGGTGTCATTCTTTGGATTAGGTGGTACAACTTATCTCAACCTGGTTGACCAAATACTTCCCATACTGGAAGACGGTGGGGTATATGTGGAAATGGAAGACCACAGAGAGCAACACAACTTTGAATTTAAAACGGTAGACAAAGATTATCTTTCACATATAAAATGGCCTGCCAACCATCCAATGGCCGGACAAGCGATAGAGTTGAGAGATTATCAGATAGAAACAATAAACAAATTTATAGAAAATCCCCAGTGCATACAGGAGATTGCCACAGGTGCAGGAAAGACAATCATTACTGCGGCACTCTGCCAACTGGTCGAACCATATGGACGCACCTTAACAATAGTGCCAAACAAAAGTCTAGTAACACAAACAGAGGAAGACTTTGTTGCTTGTAATTTAGATGTTGGTGTGTACTACGGAGACAGAAAAGAGCTAGGCAGATTTAACACTATTGCAACATGGCAATCACTAAATGTATTAGAAAAGAAAAGTAAAGATGAACAGTCAGAAGCATTTGCCGAAGCAATAAAAGGAATCAACACAGTGATAATTGACGAAGTACACATGGCCAAAGCAGATGTACTTAAAAGATTGTTGACTGGGCCTTTTGCACATTGTGGCATACGTTGGGGACTGACAGGGACAGTGCCAAAAGCAGATTATGAGTTCATGGGGTTGAAATGTAGTATAGGTGATGTCACACACAGAATACAAGCAAGTGAACTACAAGACAAAGGAGTACTTGCAAACTGTCACGTGAATGTTTTACAGACACAAGACCATCCACAGTTTAAAACATATGCAGAAGAACTCAAATGGCTTACAACAGACAAAGTTAGAATGTCTTGGGTGGCAAAAACTATAAAAGATATATCAACATCGGGTAACACGCTGATACTAGTTGACAGGATATCTGCAGGAACGATATTACAAGAACAATTAGAGGGTTCGGTATTTGTATCTGGATCTACTAAAAACATAGACAGGAAGGAACAATATGATGAAGTATCTACTGCGACAAATAAAATTATTATCGCCACATATGGAGTTGCCAGTGTTGGTATTAACATTCCTCGTATTTTTAATCTTGTTCTCATAGAGCCGGGCAAATCATTTGTTCGTGTGATACAGAGCATAGGAAGAGGCATTAGGAAAGCAGAAGACAAAGACAATGTACAGATATGGGATATTACCAGCAGTTGCAAGTTTGCGAAAAGACACCTTGGAGCAAGGAAAAAGTTTTACAAAGAGGCCAATTACCCGTATAATATAGAAAAGATAAATTATGAAAATCCTTACACTTGATGACCGTGCGTATAGCATAGAGAAGATCCCCGAGTGGGTTGATGAGAAACTGAGATTTGCTGTGTTGGACAACTCCGACCCGGGCAACCCAGACTTCTTCTACATACCTTTGATATTCCTTGAAAGTTTCAATGCACCGGCGGCGGTTCTACAGATAGGCGAACACAGGATCAAGATGCCACTAGATTGGAAGATGCTGATAGGCGAACAAGGACAACCGGAGATGCATGTGTTACCTATAACAAGTTTGAACGACAGAGGCTTTGATGCATTCACATTCAATCCATTGTCCAGTGTTAAACCAGACTTCTATCCCATCGATGTGGTAGACATATACACAGAAGTTAAATGGTACTTCCCAAAGATCAAGTCCGGACAGATGTTAGCAGTCCCGTTGTCCAGGGGTCCAAAACCCATCTGTGCTTATTTCGTAAAAGAGATTTCAAGACAATGTGAACAGGTTGATTATGGCGACGTCTGGTAGGAAAACAATCAAAATAGAAGCACCCATAATCATCACCAGTGATGGGACTCCTGTATGGATGGACAAGAACTGGGTCGTTGACTTCTTTGAATGGCTAGGTAAAACTAAATTAGAAGTTTCAGGTATGAAACACATGAATAATAAAATACAATTAACATTTGTAACAGCAAAAGAATGTACAATGTTTGGATTAAAATATGCCAGCAGAAAAAAGTAAAAGAAAGTTTTTTGAATTAAGGAACGGGCTAAAAGCCGTAGACTTTAGAAATAAAGATTACTATGACAGAATAGATGATCATGAGAAATCATTGTACTCTCCGTATATGCTTATGAGATACGCTTCAAGTGTATCGTCTAAGGATCCTTTCTACGTAGAGCACTATGTCGAGATGGTGAATGAGTGCGTGAATAAACACTGTTTTACATTAGGAAAGCACAAGAAACTATTGTGGATACTGACTGCTATGTGTGGTGCGGAGACACAACAATTCCATCCTTGGATCAAACCAATGAAACGTGTAGCAAATAAATCGTTAAAAAAATTAATGCAGATCTATCCCAATTGGAAAGAAACCGACCTAGAAGTGTTAGATAAAATTATCACAGACAGAGAACTAGAGGAACTAATAGAAGCACATGGCATCGAATCTAAATAAGTGTACCTACTGCGACAAAACATTTGCAAAAGAAAGAACACTGCAAGTACACTTGTGCGAACCAAAGAGAAGACACCTACAACGAAATGAGAAGTGGGTGGTAAATGCTTTCATGGTATTCCAAAGATTCTACGAAGTGCACCAACACAACAGCAAACCTAGGACATATGAAGATTTCTGTGACAGTGCATACTACAATGCATTTGTTAAGTTTGGCAGATACATTATGCATATCAATCCATTGTATCCTGACAAATATATCAACTATGTACTACACTCAAAGATCAAACTAGACCACTGGGCAAGGGACGATCTTTACGAAGCATACCTGATTGATGCCATAAAAGGTGAGCCAGTTGAAGCGGCCTTGCAGAGGAGCATAGCTACTATGATGGACTGGGCTACAGAACAGAATGCACAATGGCCCGATTACTTCAGACTCGTCAACACAAACAGAGCAGTCCAACACATACAGCAAGGAAAAATAAGTCCATGGTTGTTGCTAGGTTGCAACGCAGGGAAAAAAATGTTAAAATCGTTTAGCGACGAACAATTACAAATGACACAGAGATTTATAAATCCAGAGTACTGGGCAAACAAGTTCAGAAGCTATCCGGCTGACCACTTGCTTGTGCAGGACACAGCCAAGGAGGCCAAGATTGTCTAAGATAGATGTTGATAATTCAGATGAATTAGATTTCGTTGATGGTGACAGTTGTGTTATCATAAGCAAGAGCGGGGACATAAGAAAAATTTTAGTACCAAAGATGGACACAGCAATGATAAACAGTGCGGGATATAGAGCATTACTGGATGTGATAGATCTATTACAACCTGGATCAAAGGAAGATTTCATCAAACACAATGAGAAAGACAAAGGAAGCATACACTAATGCCTGACGTAGACATAGATTTTTTTGACAGGGACGGAACATTAAAACTGTTCAAGCACACACCAGCATCCATGATCAAGGAAGGTAAGACAGAGAAACACAAGACGGGAGTGTACTTCCATGCTGTACCAGAACATCCAGTCACTGGACATGCATCATTGGATTACAAGAAAGCAGAAGACAGGGGTTACTTCAAGATCGACTGCCTTAATGTGAACCTATACAAAGAAGTTAAGTCAGAACAAGAACTTGTTGAATTAATGATACAGGAACCTGATTGGGATATGTTGAAAGATCCAAAAGTGGTTGAAAATCTTTTTCACCTAAATGGCCATTATAACATAGTGTCCAAACTGGAACCAAAGACCGTTGAACAACTTGCGGCTGTACTTGCAATCATACGTCCTGCCAAGAGACAGCTGATGTACAAGGAGTGGGAGGAGATAGTTGATGAAGTATGGACCAAGCCCACAGACGGATCGTATTTCTTTAAGAAGTCACATGCTGTTGCTTATGCACAAGCGATTGTTGTCCAGATGAATTTGCTGGCACGTGCTAAATATAGCTTTAGTGCAACACAAGATTAAAAAACTCACTAAAAAACTTCCAAACAAAATCGTTGACCTATCTGACGCTGGACCCATGACTAATGTTGAGTTCGTAACACATTTAGATTTCCTTTGGCGGGATAAAAGTAAAAGGCCAATCAAGGTGTTAAACAAACACTGGCAAATGAGTGAGATTTGGATTCGCAACGAACTGCCTCATTGGCAGAAGATTTGGAGCCCTCGTGGTATTGATATTAAATGGGATCGCAGACAGCGATCTTTTTTTTTGTCCGTAATTAAACGGGGCGTCTAACTAGTTGGATAGTTCTTCTCTTTACTCGTTTCTTTGAAATTTCAGAAAGTTTAACAGTTGGTCCATGTACTATTTCAACATCCTTTGAGTTTAACGTTACTAATGTTGAACGGAAATATCGGAAATCGCCTTTGAGAAATATGTTTATGGGTATTTTCCTGTTGGATTCGTGCCACCAAGTTTCCCCATATTTCAAGAATGTCATCTTGTCCTGGGGCATCATTATCCTACCATAGTCATAGAAGCTGATAACATTGATGTCTTCATTCTGCACTATGCCTACAAATTCCATGTCGCCCTTTCGTATTAGGCTCAAAAATGGGAACTTGTCTCTTAACGTGTTAAAAATCTCATTCATAATCTATCTATAAATACTGTTAAATATGTATTATGCAAACAGTACAAAGGTATTTAATAAACAACTTGGTAATCGCCTACATAAGTGGTTATCACGGA